ACATCAAAGAACTTAGGGGCTTTGCGGAATGTCCAAGAGACGTAGCTTCTTGTATCTCTATTAAATCTATCAGAGTTAGTGTCAACACCGAGGCTATAACCATCAGAATTGAATGCTGTTAAACCTTCTGTTGCATAGATGTCTGTTCTTAATGCCGCAGTCGATTCACTTACTAAATAAGTTTGCGGCCCAGTTTCAGTGTCCACAAGTGCGTTACCAACGGCAACATTCCTTGTTTTACTCCAAACCAATCCACCTTCACCAGATAGGTCAATACCATTAGTAATTGTTCGTGCAGTGCTGTTGCCAGTGTACAAATAAGTGCTGAACACCTCACTTACATCAAGGCCACCACCACCAGCCGCTGCCGTGCCTGCCGCTGCCTGAAGTAACTTTTTCTTAGTTGCCATTGTTTACCCCAATGCTTGTCCAGCAGTGAACCCATACCAGTTTGACCCGCCATCGCGCGTTGTGAAGATGAACACGTCCTTCGCACTTGCTGTCGCTGTCAGCGTAGGTGCAGTTGCCGCAGGCCAATCTACTGAGCTAGGCCAAGTGACCGTGTACCCAGACGCAGAGGCATCCTGAATGATCTCAATGCTGAAGCTATACGCAGTGCCACTGGCAGGGGGGTTGCTGAAGGTGAACGTGGTGTTCTCTGTCAGTGTGTGGCTGAATGCGTTACCCGCCTCACAGTTGACCGTAGTGGCGTTAGAGGATGATGTAACCGCTGCGTAGGTTTCGTTGTAGCTACCTGCGATTAGTTCATTAGTAACATCTACATCACCAGTAAAAGTAGGTGCATTCAAAGTCGCAAGCGGATGACCACCAGCCGTGGAACCATCGTGAACAACCGCCGTGTTTTTATCCGTATCAACCGTGATTTCACCCACGGCACCTGTAAACGTGCTATGCTGAGAAGTTGTGCCGCGTCTGAATTGTACTTGCTTTGCCATTATGCAATGCTCCCGTAATCATCTAGTGATGCGACCGTGCCTGTGATTAGGCCATAGTCTTCATCAAGTGCTAAATCTTCAGCGGTTGCCGTAATCATAACAATCGCAGTCCCAGACAGGCTAATGGCCGCATCTGAATTATTGCTTTCGCTTACTGTGCGTGAAAGCGTTGTGCCGCTTGCGGTGTAAACGCCGGTTCCAACTTCCCAGTTGCTTCCGTCTTCGATCAGGTAGCGAACTGTGTCACCGTCTGACACACCCCCATCGGCAAAAGACTGATAACCAGTTTCTGCCGATCCAAGGGTGATTGTGCCGGTTCCTGTTGTCGCCGTGGCAACCTTTACGCGATTTGCTAGAACGACCATGCGTCACCTTATGCGATTTGTAGAACACCATTTGCTGCGCTGAAGTCTACTGTAAGACTGTCGCCATCGTTTAGCGTCAATGATGAACCGTAATCATAATATCCAATCAACGGATCGGCTGGTGATGTTACTGTATCATTATAAATGTACACATAACGGAACGGGCCAGTAGAACCGCCAGTTGAAGTCAACGTAATGTCAGCCAATACCAACTTATATGTGCCAGATGTTTGGCTTGAAGATGATGTTGTCACATTGCGTGAAGAAAGATTTGTGTAAGCCACTTCAGTGACGTTGCCCAAGATGCCGTTACCATCCGCTGATGGGTCTGAACTTTCTGATGCTGGGGCTGTATTTGATAGTGCTACAACGATTTGATCGCTTTCCAAGTCCATATTATGGACTGCGTTTTCAACGAAATCGTTCACTTTGTTAAAGGTTGCCATATTACGAACTCCGTAGTTTTAAGCATATGCAAGCGCATTCTAGCGCATTTTAGCCTTCTTGCAAAGGCTAGGTTGGTTTAGTTGGCCAAGTTGGGTTTCTTGGGTCTGTGGTGTTTGCGGGAAGATCACGCAAGGCTTGGCGGTAAGTGGCCCATTCTTGCTTTTTTGTATTGTCCAACGGACTGTCATTAAACTGCGTCCAATCTGATGATGCAAGCAAATCATCCCTTTGTGATCTTAAAGATTGCATGTCCAAGGCATCTTGTTCTGCGTCAGTTGGGCCAGAGAATGTATCTGTGGCCGCATCATAATACCAATGCAGTTGATCTATGTAATCATCTGATTGAACTTCAGCAAAACCAGAAGCGGGTGTGCTTGACTTATTAGACCAACCAGAAATTGCACCAGTTGTAATGTTATATGTTACATACATCTTGCTGCCCCTACTTGGTAAACTCAATCACAGAGAACGAATATCTATCCGCTGACATTTCATCTTCATCAGGACTGCCGCCGCTGAAGTAAAACCCCATCGTGGCAGTTCCAGAAACTGCACTCTCAATAGCTAATGCCGCCGTGAAAGTGGCTGTGTTGTTTTGGCCATTCAAAGTAACCGCACCAGTTTGCACAGTATTGGTACACGGTGACGTTACCACTGTTGAGCCATCATAAAGCACGAAATAACAAGTATTCATACCACTAGGATCGCTGCCAGAGTTCTTTTCAATAGTAAGCGTGGCGGTTCCGATTAAAGTTGAACCTGCTACTATACCCGAAAGGGAAGCATAGTTATTGTAACGATACATAGTCTGTGCGCCAAAGCCAAGTGCTGTACGAATATCCGTAGTGGAGTCGGCTGTCGAAGTAGCATCAAATTGGCTTGTGTCACCACCAGTAACCACGTCTGCAAAAGTAAGCCCGGGTAATCGTTCTACACTAATAGTTCCCGCTGTAATATCACTGGCGTCTAGTGTCCCACGAATGGTGGCATTCTGGAACTCTGCATTACCTGTATCACGTTCAATGCGCCACCCAGACGACCCAGAAATATAGTTGTCACTTTCTAGGTCATCTGTGATCTGGAATGCACCATCAGGCGTAGAGAATGTGATGGTTTCATTATCATCAGCGTCATACTCAACTTTATACTTTGATGACCATTCCTTTACCGTTGTGCTTGTTGCATCCACACGCGGTTGTGTTTCTGCCCAACCAGATGTCAAACCCGAAAAGCTAAGTGTGCTTTCACTAAAGCTGGATGCACTGGGTGTGCTTGGCGATGATGCCTGTAGTGTCTGATAGTAAACCTTACCAGTGTAAATTCTTGTATCACTGTCAACACCGCTAACAGGCGCATCTGTTGTAACCGACCCAGATGCGACCGCCGTACTTTCGTTGCCTGTAAAATCAACCGCTGTGACCCAATAATAATATGTCGTGCTTGCTGCCAAACCACCATCAACATATTTGTCTGATCCAGAAAACGCGATTGCTGTAGAGGGTTGGCTATTACTTGTGTTGCGGTAGACATTATAACCCTTCAGATCATATAGAGTTGACGCATCACTATCTGTTGTTGGCGCAGTCCAATCAAGCGTAACAATCTTTGGGCCACCTGTAGCGGAAAGCCCCGTCACTGGCGAAGGTGCCGTGCTATCGCCGCCATGGGTGTAAGGTGAAGCCGCGACAAAGGAACCACGAATGCCGCTTACGGTCATGCCTCTCACGCGAACATTATACTGTGTGCCAGTTTCTAGCGGCCCAATCGTTACAGATGTGTTGTCGGCTGATATTTGGGTGCGCTGATAGACCGTTTCGTCAACGTCCTTCCACTGAACCTCATAGTGTTCCAGAAACTTATTCGTTGCTGCCGTCCATGAAACTAAGGCTTGACCGACAAACGTACCATCTTGCTGAATATTACCCTTGTCAGTGACGGTAACATTACTAACTGATAGGTTCGCCCCAGCGTTTGTCAGCGTACTATCATTGCCTGTAATGTCGCTTTCTTCTGCACTCCAACTGAATGCGGCAGATGATGTTTCGCGTAGCGTCAGGGCAACCCGCAGATCGCCCGCATCCCCATCATTGCGGAACTTCCAGCCAACTACCTCAAACTCTTTTGCCGACCAGCCATAACGGTCAATCGTCAAAGCAATAATGTCGCCACACTCTACCTCAAAGGCTTCTAGGCCAAAATCAGCCGTGAAGGTCATCTGTTCCCGTGCGCGGAATAGCGTCATCTTTGCTAGACGTTGCGCCGTGGCCGCTGATGTTGTTAGAGGCAGTGCTAGGTCAAGCGCACTTTCTAGCCCGTTATCATCTGCGATAAATGCGGATGATCTAATTTCGGGATAGTCAGCCCGAATGTAACCTTGGTCAGCATCGTTGAAAGTACCGCGCACAATGTTGAAGTTGTCACGGCGACTATGCTTGGTGTCTAAGTTAATCGGGCCGCGCAGATCGTCTAGCGTAAATGTCTTAATTGATGATGTATATTCGCCAACCTTTAGATGCCATTCGCCCTGACCCCAGAACAACGTGCCAGCGCAAGCCGTCATCATGTCGCCAAGGATGTCAGACGGGGTTTGGTCTAGGCTTACAACGCCGTTAATCTCATAGCGGTTTTCACCGCCGCTACCAGCCAAAGTGACATTTTCATCACAAGTGTTTGCTGCCGTCTGGAAATAGGCATCATTCACATCACCCGAATTATCTAGGCCATAAGTAGAAACAAGATAGTCACGAATGCACAACGCCGCATTTGCGGAATATGCCGTTGTGGATGTGCGTGGATCATAAACCTTCTTACCCTGCACCTTCGCAGTAAATAGCGGCACACCTTCAGCGAAAACGTCCTGATCGTACTCCATACGCACATAAATGTACGCAATACCTTCACCCTTAAAGTCAGATGTAACGGATGTTTCGCTAACTAGATCACTGTCTGCCGTTTGGTTGTTTGCGCCCGTGTGCTTCTTGATACGGATTTTAGAATTGCTGTCACCGTCTTGCCACTTCGCATCAGTAACAAAACCATCCGCATCCAATGTGACGGTTTCATCATTGATGTAAATGTCGCCAATGCTGTTCACTTCATGGCCAGCAAGCACAATAATCTGGTGCAAGTATTGGTTTGTATCGCCAGTGCTTTCGATGAATGTAACTGTGCCGCCCTTACGGATTTCACCGTAGACTATCTGTTGTGGCGCAGTAGCTTCACGGGCGTTAACCAGTAAACCACGCGATCCAGCACCGCCAAATGAAGGCTTGGGAGCAAGTGCGCGTAATGCCCATGATGTTACGGCAGTGATTGCGATATAGCCGACAACAAAGGATGCAATCGCGCTAGTAGCTAAAGTTGTTGCGCCTAATGATTTAAGAATAAATGCGCCAACTGTTGTCGGGTCACGCGGCACACGATCCCAATCGTTCCAATGCTTAACTGTGAAATCGCCTAGCCTGTATTTCATGCCTTAACCCATGCATTCGTGATGAAGTCTATCTGCGTAGAAACTACACCCTTTTCCCCTACAAAGATAGCCTTTGTGCCTATTGCTATGCCCATCGCTTCGCCGATCACCCATCTGCGCACTTTGTCAGTCGTGACTAGCGCACCCTTCGGGGGAATATAGTCGATACGCTTCATTTTGCGATCAATCGCTTCTTCTAGTGTGTTGGCTTTGAATACCTTACGCAATTCATCACGCTTCAAGTACAGTCCATTTTTAGTGTACTGCCCCACCCAATCATCTGCCCAACCTTCGCCATACATTGCGCGGAAAGCATTGTTGGTAAACATGAAGCAATCGTTGGTATGCCACTGAAACGGCACATTGCGTACTTTGCTGATGTAACCGTTCAGCGCGTCTAAATCAGGCTTCACCATTTTCTGTGGCCCTGCCCCATACGATTTGTTTGTCTTGTAGCTTAGTGACCCAATCAAAGAATGTATCGCTGCCAGACAAACCTTTTGCCGTTCTTACGCCAGCATGGCTTTCCCGCGTATATCTGCGCACATTAGGCCGCTCCAATGCAATTAGACGGCTTTCCACAGTCAGACTGATTGTTGCACTTTCAGCCGCATCTTGGATCGTCATTTTATCCATGTAACCGCTGAACACTTCAACGGTTTCGCTGCCCACACCCCAATAGATCGTCACCAATCGACCTTGGTATTCTTCAGTCAGCGCATAAGATATGATCGTGCTATCTAACCCGTTCAGTGTCAGCGTTGTGCCACGCGCAGATAGGTCTGACGCTTCCTCTAAGCCGTCTATGGTAAGCAAGTTGCCTGTACCAGTGTAGGTCTGCCCGCCGATTGTTTTGTTGCCGTAGCCCGTCCACAAGCGCATGTTGCCACTGTCAAACGCCAGATCGACAGCATAGAAAACTTCAATCTGATCGCCATCAAGCGCAGTAAGTAAGGCGGCTGGAACTGTTCTACTCATATCGCCTCAAACGCTCCAAATGTGATGCCATAAATACTGGCCTCATTGACTGACCAGTTTTGCTGATTGCTTGCCAAGCGGAACTTGCCAGTTGTGTTCAGGATGTTTACACCCGCGCTAGACTTGCTTTCGCGCAAGGCGGGCCAGATTTCTACATCTTGTGCTGATCCTGTACCTGTCACATCTTCTAGCAC